TGCTAATCGCGATCGGCAACCGCGCGGCGAGTTGATGGCGGGACTGTTCGGCGCCCTGGCATCGGGCCTGCGGCGACGGGAGATCAAGGCGACCGATGCGGGAAGCCTCAGCTGGGCGGGACTGTTCGGCCAGCAGAACTCTCGCGCTGGCGTGTCGGTCAATGTCGACAGCGCGCTGAAGGTCTCGACTGTGTTCGCCTGCCTGCGCGTCCTGGCCGACGGCATCGCGCAGGTGCCGTTGAAGGTGTACCGAGAGAAGGCGGACGGGTCGAAGGAACTGGCCAAGGAACATCCCACCTACCGGCTGCTGTCGCGCCGGCCGAATGAGTGGATGACCTCCTTCGAGTTCCGCCAGGTCATGATGTTCCATGCGGCGCTGCTCGGGAATGGCTGTGCTTATATCGGACGCAGTCGTGGCGTGCCGCGTGAACTGATCCCGTTGGTCCCCGGCAACTTCGTGATCGAGCAGGCTCGCGACTACACGCTGACCTATCGGCTGACCGGCCTGAATGGGCAGTCGACCGTCCTGCCGCGCGAGGACGTTTTCCACCTGCGGGGCCCGAGTTGGACCGGCGTTGCCGGCCTCGACGCCCTGCAGGTTGCCCGTGAGGCGGTGGGCTTGGCGATTGCGACGGAGGAGACGCACGCGGCGCTGCACGCGAACGGCACCCAGCCGGGCGGTGTCTTGTCGGTGAAAGGCTCCTTGGACGATGCCGCACGGGCTCGCTTGAAGGAATCCTGGGCACAATACCAGGGTGGACTTGCGAACCGGTTCAAGACGGCCGTCCTCGACATGGACAGCACCTGGACGCCGCTCGGCATGAAGGGTGTCGATGCCGAACATCTCGACACGCGGCGTTTCCAGATCGAGGAGATCTGCCGCGACCTGAAGGTCTTCCCCCAGATGGTGGGCTACGCCGACAAGACGGCGACCTTCGCCTCGGCGGAGGCGTTCTTCCTCGCCCACGTGATTCACACGCTGAATCCCTGGATCGAGAACTGGGAGCAGTCACTCGCCCGGGACCTCTTCCCGGACGAGGACGACATCGTGGCCAAGTTCTCCATGCAGGGCCTGTTGCGCGGCGACAACGCCGCGCGTGCCACCTTTTATGCCAGCGGCATCACCAATGGCTGGCTGACCCGCAACGAGGCACGGCGGTTGGAAGACCTGAACCCGATCGAAGGACTGGGAGAGCCGCTGCTGCCCCTCAACATGAGCATGCAGGGCGAACGTTCCGCGCCGCAGCCGCCGGGAGACAACTGACATGCTGCGCACCACGCGGCCCTTCGATCTGAAGTTCGCGAGCGACACGAAGCCGGGCTCGTTCTCCGGCTATGGCGCCGTGTTCGGCAATATCGACGACGGCGGCGACATGATCGTGAAGGGCGCCTTCGCCGACACGCTGGCCGAGTGGAAGGGCAAGGGCAAGATGCCCAAGATGCTATGGCATCACGGCCTCGGCATGTCGTCGGAGGACCTCCTGCCGATCGGCTACTGGACCGGGATGGAGGAGGACGAGCACGGCCTGAAGGTCGAGGGCCAGCTCATCGCCCTGGATACCGACCGTGGCCGCACCCTGCACGAAGGCATGATGGCCAAGGCGATCGACGCCATGTCGATCACCTACTCGGTCGTGGAGAGTTCCTACGGCAAGCTGGCTGGCGAGACCTATCGCTCGATCGGCAAGCTCGACCTCTACGAGGTCGGCCCCGTGCTGTGGGGCATGAACGACCAGGCTGGGATCGAGGACGCCAAGGCAGCGAAGACGATCAAGACCATTCGAGACTTCGAGAACTTCCTGCGGGATGCAGGCGGTTTCTCGATCGCCGCCGCCAAGGCGATTGCCAGCGGCGGCTTCAAAGCCAATCCGACCCCTCGGGACGAGGGCGGGACGGCGAAGGAGCTGGAGGCACTGCGTAGCCGCGCCACTGGCATTTTCTCCCCCTGATCGAAGGATAGACAATGCATATCGCCAATCCGCGCCGCCTGGAGCGAAAGGACGAGGGTGGCCTCAGCCTCGCCGCCGAGGTCAAGAAGGTCGTCGACCCGCTGATGACTGGCTTCGAGGCCTTCAAGAAGGCCAACGACCAGCGCCTGGCGGAGATCGAGAAGAAGGGGACGGCCGATCCGCTGACCTTGGAAAAGCTCAACAAGATCGAGGCCGATCTTGCCCGCACCGAGGAGGTGAACCAGAAGCTGGTCGCCATCGAGCGGGAGGCGAAGGCCGCGATCGAGCGCGAGCAGGAGCTTCGCGAGACCATCGACAAGCTGGAACTGAAGCTCAAGCGTCCCCTGGCCGGCGGTGAAGACCTCACCCTGCAGCGTAAGGCGACCCATGCGACCTGGGCGCGTGCGGCGGTGCTGTCATCGATGGGAGGGACGCCTCTCTCCGACGAGCATCGCAAGGTGCTCGCCGACGTGGAAGCGGAGTGCAAGTCGCTATCGATCCAGAACGACACGACCGGCGGCTACCTGGCGCCGCCGGAGTACGTGAAGGAGATCATCAAAGGAATCACCGAGATGTCGCCGGTGCGCTCCCTGGTCCGGGTCCGGTCGACTGGGGCCAAGTCGATCATGCTACCCAAGCGCACCGGCCAGTTTGCCGCCCGCCGCGTCGGCGAGCAGGAGACCCGCACCGAGACGACCGGTCTCACCTGGGGCATGATCGAGATCGTCGCCCCGGAGATGTGCGCGCTGATCGATATCAGCCGGCAGAACTTGGAAGATTCGGCCTTCGACCTGGAGGCTGAGCTGCGGCTCGAGGCCGACGAGCAGTTCGCGGTCAAGGAAGGTGCCGAGGTCGTGGCCGGCACCGGCGTCAACCAGTGCGAAGGCTTCCTGACCAACAGCGACGTTGGGTCGACCGTGTCGGGCTCGGCCGCGAGCGTGGCGGACGCCAACGGCCAGGCCGACGGCATTCTCACCCTGAAGCACGCGATCAAGACGGCCTATACGCGCAATGCGACCTGGGCCCTGAATCGCACCACGCTGGGATCGGTCCGCAAGCTCAAGGATGCCAACAAGCAGTATATCTGGATGCCGGGCATTGCGCTCGGCAAGCCGAACACGATCGACGGTGACCCGTATGTCGAGGTGCCCGACATGCCGAGCGAGGGCGCCAACACCTATCCGATCGCGTATGGCGACTTCGCGCGCGCCTACACGCTGGTAGACCGCCTCGCAATGTCGCTCCAGCGGGACAATCTCACCCAGGCGACCAGCGGCAACGTCCGTTTCCTGTTCTGGAAGCGTGTCGGCGGTGCCGTGACGCTCGCGGAAGCCATCCGCAAGCTGAAGTGCTCGACCTGACCGGTCGGCACACCCTAGCCATCGATCGAAGGCGCGCTTCTCGGAGCGCGCTTTTTTCATTCTCCGATTGAGGGACCTATTATGCAGGACCTGCACAACAACATTCACTTGAAGCGAGGCATCAGTCCGGCGGCCGCCGTGACCGACAATACGCCGCTCGTGTCCCAGATCGTCGACCTTGCCGGCTACGATGCCGCAGAGTTCGCGATCGTGACCGGCTCGTTGGCCGATGCCGATGCGACGTTCACCACACTCGTCGAGCACGGGGACGCCGCAAATCTATCGGATGCGGCGGCCGTTCCCGACGATCAGCTGCTCGGCCTGGAAACGCAGGCGAGCTTCCTGTTCAGCGACGACGACAAGGTGTTCAAGATCGGCCTGCGCACGAGCAAGCGCTATGCGCGCGTGACGATCACGCCGGCGGCGAACGCGGGCAACGCCTTCATCGCAGGTGTCTGGATCCTCGGCCATCCGCGCAACGCGCCAACCCCGAATCCGCCAGTCTGATCCCAATAGGGCAGAGTTTCGCGGGAGAACATGATGAATGCGACGGCGATCACCACTTTCTACGGCGCCAAGGACGGCGAACTCTATCCGACCAGGTTCGAACCCGGTGACCTGATCGAAGGCGAACTGGCCGAGATCGCGGTTCGCGAGAAATGGGCCGAGGAGACGGCGCTGGAGCCCGACGAGGGGCGCAGTTCTCTCCGCCGGAAGTCGACGCCGCGGTGAATCAGGTCCTACTCGAGGTCGTGACGCCGGCTGAACCAGGCGCTGCGCGCCGGTTGACCACCGTCGAGAGGGTGAAAGCCGCGCTCCGCATTGTTGACTCGGCGAATGATGCCTTGATCACGTCCATCGTCGACGGCGTCAGCGCGGATTGCGCCAGAGAAGCGAGGCTCGCTCGAGCGGGCGCCACCGACCCCACGTTCGGCCGCGAGACGCTCCGAGCGACTTGGGCTTACCGAGTCCGCAGTTGCAGCACCAATCTGCTGGTCCTGCCCTGGAGAACGCCGATTATTTCCGTTTCGAGGGGGCGCAAGCCTCGATCCGGAGGATTTCCGCATCATCACTGGCGGGATGATCCAGCATGTTGGCCGCGCCTGCTCGTGGTTACGCGCCGACATCGCTGTCGAATTCATCGCAGGCTGGGATCTGCCGACCGGTATACCTCCAGGGCTCGAGATGCGGGTGATCGATCAGGTCAAGATGCAGTATCTGCAGACCGATCGCGATCTATCGCTTCGCTCGGAGAGCACCGATGGTCTCGGATCGGCCACTTATGCCGTGATCGGAGGCGATAGCATCGGCAAGAGTGGGCTCCTCAAATCCCTTGAAGCGGCACTCGCGCCCTATACGGCCTGGACGGTGTAGCGATGAGCCTCGTTGCCAATGCGTCCGGGATGATAGCGCGAAAGGGTGCAACGATGACACTCAACCGCTTGGGCGAGATGTCGATCACGCTCAAGGGCAAGCGTATCGGCGGCAGTATCGACCAGCTCGGAAACGCGGATCAGCAGGTGTTCACGGTAAAGATTGGCGCTGCCGAGCTTGCTGCTTCGGATTGGGCATCGAAGGTGCCGAGCGCCGGCGGCGATGGAGCGGGGGACACGATCACCGTCGACGGGCGCGTACGTGTCATTCTCGATGTCAGGCCAATCCGCGATGGCGAGACCGTGGGACTCTATGAGCTCGAGGTCGCGGGCTGATGACCAACACTCTGCGCATCGACGGAGGCAGCTTCGCTGACCTGGCACTTGGCATCGGCAAATGGGTGCAACAAGCGACAGTGCAGATCGCGACGGAAGAGCGTGCGCGAGCGAGCCTCGACAAGGACGCGGTGGTGGTCACCGATGGCGCTCGCGGCAAGGCCGTTGAAGACGTCAAACCGTTCGGCAAGGTGGTGTTCGTCGCCCGGCCGAACATCGCCGAAGCGGTGCTGTGGACCCTTGCGAAGCTGATTGAGAGAAGCCCGATCGGTCCCGCGGAGGGCGGCCATTACAAGGATGATCACATTGTCATGATCAACGGCAAGGCGGTCACCGGCAATCTTCGTGTTGCTCTCGCCGACATCGGTCCGGGCGATCGCATCCAGATCGTCAATCCGAGGATCTATGCCCGCAAGCTCGAAGGCGCTACGGCGAATGCTCGGACCCAGCGGGCCCGCCGCAGGGGAAGCTCCCGTAAGGCACCGAGCGGCATCTATCGTGTGGTGCAAAGGTTGGTCGTCCAGCGGTACTCGAAGTCACTGTTCGTCGACTTCAAGTACGTGAAGCTGAACACCGGCGTGAAGGTCTGGGGCGAAGTTGGCGGAGGCCGCGTCAGGATCAATGGCAAATGGGTCGCCCGTAACTCACGCGGCCGCGCGCAGCGCGACCAGGTTTACCCGGCTCTGCAGCTGTTCATGAAGCCCGACGAGACGTCGGAATAGGTTCGATCGTGTCCGGCGATTCTTTTCGTGACGCCATCCGTGGCGCGCTCGATGCCGTTCTGCTGGCCAACCCTGCCATCACCTGGCCGCACAAGGACACGCTCAACACTGGCGTGAAGCCCGACGCCAGCACGGGCTATTTCGAGCTGGAGTTCGTCGGCGGGGACGAGAACCAGTACACGTTCGGCGCGCCTGGCTTCAACGATTGGCAGGAGGTTGGCCAGATCACGGTGCGTGCCGTGCTTCGGCAGAACGCCGGCAAGACGGAACGCGACAAGGCGGAGACCTACCTGGAAACCATCCGCTCCGCTTTTCGCGGCCGGCGCATCCCGATCGGCTCGCGAGCCATCCGGATCGTCCGCACGGGCGCTATGGGCGGTGGCCAGGACGAAGCCGGCATGTGGGTGGAGAGCATCGGGCTCGAGTACCAACGCTTCAACGTCGGCTAGACCTCTGCATGGTTCTTGACCGGCCGAACGACCCCGCATTCAACTCGATGCGGCATCCGGCCTCAATGATCGGTGATGTGTCGCGAGGTGGGTTGCACCGTGGCACAGGTGGGAGTGCCGTCATTAGCGGTGCCAATGATTCTTGTTTCAATAACGCCCGCGCCGTGAGCTGCGCGCTTTAGCAGTTCATCGCCGATGTCGTGGATGTCGATCTTCATCCGGCGGGACCAAGGCGATGTGGGATCGCCCGCCAACTGGCCGACACGAATGTAGACGAATCGCCGAACCGGGCCTTCGCGACGCACCTGATCGCCGAAGAACTTGGGGCCAGGACCAACGCGAATAGAGAAGTCGAAAACCAGAGGCTCGCCCTTACGTGAACACTTCGGATCGAGCGGCAGATCATCCTTTGCCTGCAGACTATGAAGTACGCCGACAACGGGCTGCTCGATGACGAGCCGCATACTGATCTCGGTCTGATCTGCTCGGGCCATGAGCGTTGATACCGGGATGAGGTGTTGGCGAGAAGCGATAACAGCGACCTCCCACCCAGCGTGGTCTATCCGCAAGGAAGCCGTGAGGCTGAAGCCTCTCCGGCCAGTCTAGGCGGGAGCCCCTCAAAACCGCCGTCGTAATGTCAGCCGCTTCCGAGCGGTTTTTTTGCCTCCGAACGAGAGCCGCCATCATGGACAGCGCCAATAAGCAAACCGCCGTCGTCGCAGAAGTCACGCCGGGCACGACGCCGGCATCGCCTGGCTTCAAGTTGCTGCGGGACTCCTCCGTCACCGGTAGCCCGCAGCGCGGCGCCCAGCGATCGCCGGAGCGTCGACCGGACAGGATGGCGGCCAATATGGTCAGCGGCCTGGCGTCCTACCCGAAGTCGATCAACATGCCGCTTGTTCGGGATGCCGGCTCTGACGTGCTGCTCGAATCCCTGCTGTGCGGGGCCTGGTCGACCAATGTCCTCAAGAACGCTTCGACCAAGAAGCCCTTCACGCTTGAGGAGAAGTACGAGGGCGGTTCCACCGATCCCTATCGGCGGCTTGCCGGCTGCCTGTGCGACAGCCTCAGGCTGTCGATCCCTCTCGCAGGCGGCGGTGACCCTGGGACGCTGACCTTCGCCATCAAGGCACTCCTGGAATCGACCGGGACGGCCGCTTTGGCCTCGTCGACCTACGCCGCGCCGACGCCGGGCGACGATCCGGTATCGTCCAACGACATCACCGTGAACGATCTGTTCGGCATCACGACCCCGAAGGTCATGAGCCTCGACATGACGATCTCGAATGCGATGCGGGAGAAATATGCTTTCGGCTCGCCAAACCCCTTTGATCTTGGCCTGGGCGCGTTCGATGTCACGGGGCAAGTGCAGCTATATTTCACGCAGCTCACCGACTACAGCACCTTCGTGAACCGGCAAAGTGGCCTGACGCTCGATCTGCTCCTCGGTTCGGTCGAGGACCAGATGGACCAGATCCAGCTCAACAACGTCGATGTCTGGAACCCCGATGTCACTGATCCGGGATCTAGCGGGGACAACATGGTCACGCTCCAGTTCGGCGCGCGCTACGCCGCCAGCGACAGCGCTGCGATCGTGTGGACACGCAATGTTGGCCTGGTGCCCTGATCGCCGCAACTTGGTTCCGATACGAGTTCTTCAGCCCCGAAGGGAAACACATGCAACAGCTGCTCATTCTGCAGTCGTTCCATCGCTATGTGCCGACCGGCGAGTTCAGGGCCGTGACAAAGCGTGGCGGCGGCCTCGAGCGCGTCGAACTAGAACGGAAGGAAGTGTTGGTGCAGGGCACCACCGTCGAGGTGGGGGACGACCTGGCCGCGGACTGGATCGCCAAGGGTCTTGCCAAAGCAGTCGAGGCCGCCAGCGCAGACGATGCCGGTCCCGTTGTCCCGGCCGTGAATCAATAATTTGCCGAGCGGACGGTTGTTGTGTCCACCAAGCCCCGGTAGGGGCGCGAACAGACGTGATGGGCCAATTGCGGACTTTTGACGACAGGGGCCTTCGACTTCCAGTCAAAGCGACTTCAGGAACTCGATCATGGCTGCATTCACCTCGCTTGCGCGTTCCTGCTGGGTCCAGTGACCGCAGCCTTCCAGCATGACCTGGCCTCTGAGTTGCGGGACGATGTCGGGAAGCTTGGCGAGCCTTTCCTTCATTCCGGGAAACGTCACCACCAGGTCGCGGTCGCCGGCGATGTAGAGGGCGGGCACGGGAATCTTCGCGCCGGAGAAGGGTGCGAACAGCTCCCAGTTGCGGTCGGTATTGCGATACCAGTTGAGACCGCCGCGGAAGCCGGTGCGGGCGAACTCGGCGGCGTAGAAATCGAGATCGGCCGTCGTCAGCCACGATGGCAAGGGCGGAGGCTCGCGCCACTGGCCAAGAAAGCCGGTCCTGGGATCGACCATTCCCGGACCGGCATCAGACGTGTCTCCCTTCCCGCCCGTGCCGAGCGGCCGGTCGCCGGACGCGCCATGCAGCATGCGCAAGAGTGCATTCCTGGGGTCGCGCTCGAGCTCGGCCTCGGCAACGCCGGGCGCCTGGAAGTAGAGCTGGTAGAACATCGCCGTGTCGGTCTTCGGCATCACCGTGGTCGGCGGGACCGGGCCCCGCGGCTGATGGGGCACGCTGAGGCCGATCACGGCGCGAAAGCGGTCCGGCCGCAGCAGTGCCGAGCGCCACGCCACCGGCGCGCCCCAGTCGTGCCCGGCAATCACCGCCTTCTCCTCGCCCAGGGCATCGAGCACGCCGACCATGTCGCCGATGAGATGAAGCAGCGTGTACTGGTCGATCGCCTCAGGCCGGTCGGTCTTGCCATAGCCGCGCATGTCAGGCGCGACGGCGTGGTAGCCCGCGTCGGCCAGCGCCTTCAATTGATGCCTCCACGAATACCATGATTCCGGAAAACCGTGGCACAACAGCACCAGCGGACCAGAGCCCTGCTCGGCGATATGCATCTGAAGGCCATTGGTCTTGATCGAACGGTGGATCACTTGCGTCATTGTCCTGGGCCAATTTTGACCAATAGTGCGTCGCCACGCGAGCGGGGTCCATGCGCCCGCATTGGGTCACAAGCGTCGCCCTTTGCGATAGGTGGCCGCCCATCGACTTCTGCTCTGCCCCGATAGCGACCAAATTTCGCGGCGGTGCAAAATGACGCGAAGGGCCAGAATCAGACATGCGCGCACCACAAAAAGTTCGTTCGATCTACCTCGATGACGGACCTTCAGCGCGGCGATGACCACCCCTATTCCTTGGCGGCCTGCTTCATCCGGTAGCGAAAATCGCAGTGGCTGGCGCCCTGCATGATCGTCTGTGTCCGCGTGAGATCGACCTCGCCGCCAAGTCCCTCAGCGATCGCAAAGTCTGAGCTGCAGACCAGCAGGAATCCAAGTTCCGGTGCACCAAGTTCGCGGTAAAACGCGGCGTAGCGGCATCCGGTGACGTTCACATCGAATTTGTCCGCCGTCTTCTCAAGAACCTCGTAGTCCAGGGCATCGCCCGCGGCGGCAACGTCGAAGGACGCCGCCATCTTCTCTCCCAGGCCGTACTTGTCCGGCCTGTTCCAGATTGTCTCGCCAAGCCCGCGAAGCCAGTCGCCGAGCGCCTTGCGCACCAATTCGTTGGCTCGGGCCTCACCCAGCTCCGCCTGTAGCGTCCTGACGAGCGGGACCAGGGTCCGCGCTTGAATCTTGGCCCGCTCGATCATCGGAATGTCCATCGCAGCCTCCTTGGATGCTTGCCGGCTTTCTCGACTGAATAAGCACCTTCATTGTCGCTCGGCTGACGTGACGCGCGCGCTTACTTCAGCAGGAGTCGCAGCGTCACAACCCGGCGACGATGCTGCATCGGCATAGGCCGAAGGGATAGCGTCGCAATCTACTCGAATGGCCGTGCCAGCTCAATTCTCCCACTGCCACCTATCTGTGTTCCTGGCTACCGCAGCATCTTGCTCGCGTTGACAGGGTCGCCCCGGCCCATGTCTGGTAGGGGTCATTCGCGTCGCCCTCTGTGATGGATGGCTGCCCATCGAGTTCCGCTATGCCCGTTTGCGACCGAAGTCCTGCGGCGGTGCGAGCAGCCTTCACGGCGGCCTATCGAGCGGCCCAAAATCAGCCGAGGGCAGGGCACGCATCGCGGCAGCTCAGCGCGCAAGGTGGACAGCTTGGCGCAAGGTCCATGCTTTGGCTGCCGGCAATTGAGGCAATGCCTGGTGATCAGCAAACCGAAGACCGTCAAAGACGCCCTTATGCTATAAGAGCGAGCGGCTCGGTCCTTCCGCTGTGCTTGTGTTTCGATCAAAGGAGGAGAAGCGAATGTACGTGAGAACCAGCCGTTACTCGTTCACGGGTGACGGAGAAACCAAGGGCGGGGAAATCTACAACGAGGTCGGCAAGCACTTGTGGAGCAGCCATCCGGGTTTCCTCGGCATGAGCCGCTACAAAATCACTCTGGGTCCGCACAAGGGCCAGCAGTTGGTGGTCTTGCGCTTCAAAGACAAGGCCGCCATGGACATCGCGCGTGGGTCCACCAAGGACCAGCGTGACACCATGCTCAAGCACCTGGAAGAAGCGGGCGTCAAGCTCGAAGAAA